CAGCAAAATAAACATGTACATAAGCAACCATGTGGCAAAACACTCCTCATAACTCTTTCCCGCGGTAAACGCCTTGTGAGGCGCCTACCTACGAAGAGATCCAACCCGACTCAGATTATCGCCTATTCATCATTGCGATCCTTTCTGCGTTCGTGCCAGACTCTCTTGCCAAGAAGCAAGAGAGTAATCTCTTTGCTGAGGATATTAAAAGCTCAGCCGCGGATGTATAAATATAATAATCTACTTGAAGTTCGAAAGAATTGGGAACAAATTGTATGTTTCTTGAAACTCTCCTACGGTACCATAAAGACCCGCGGACCAAAGAACGATAAGAAAATTGCAGAAATGCTAAAATTCTTATGTCGATCAGTCCATGAAGGTCTATATGAAACTGCTAAAGAGTACTCATTCTTGCGTCGAGAAGATAGTGTGTATGGCGAAGCAGGTGCTGGATGCCGTGGAATCACGCCTAAGCGTGCATTCCTAGCATCTACACTAAGCCGCGCACTTACACTATCACCTCCGAAACAGGAGCGAGTAAATCAAGAAATAGAACAAGCTATTCACCGACTAACGAACCCCACCTTGCCTACAGAGAGCAAGGTCGTAGACCTGGAATCCTGGATAAGTAGGGTAATGCGAAAGCACCGATCCCGATCTCATCTCCAATCAATCCCTGTCCCATCTCCAAAAGCGTGCGTAGAGTACTCCATCCGCAAAGGCGGAGTATCACGAGCTATAATGGAGAAGTACGGTAGCCTCGACAAAGAGGCTGCCGAAGACAGAAATTGCGAAGAGAAATATCGACAGGCTCTTCAGAATGTTGGAACATCGTTCCAAGACTGGGCAGCGCCAATAGACGACATCCCAGAGTTGTTCAAGCATATGTCGGCCACTGTACGTGGGCGACGTCTCCTCGCAGAAGTTCAAGATGAACTCGTGAGACTGTATCGATACGATAGGAATAACAAAATTCCATTACGTACTGACAACAATCTCCTCGAGATCTTTAACCTCGTTAAGGAAGCTCTTCCAACTCTGAAACACCGTTGCAAGGTGCTCCCCATCGTTACACCGGATCAAAAGATCCGAGTAGCAACTAAACATTCTTCGGAGCATGTCTGGATCGGCCGTGCACTCACTAAACTCCTAGTTCCACACCTAAAGGTATTCACCGCAGCGCAGTCGATGTTACGTGGCGAGACGGTCACTCTAGAGAGATCAGGAAGAGACATAATTGTCTACTCCGCCGACCTCTCGAAGGCTACCGACCCCATGTCTATCGATCTTGTGCGCCGTGTTATCTACGCTATACTCGACGCTTCACCCCACCCTCCATGGGCACGGGAAGTGGTAGAGTACCTCATCTCAGAAGTTGAGATGCTCGCCCCAGACGGCCGATCATTTACATCGCAATGCGGTGCTATGATGGGACTCGGACCAGGGTGGACGGTACTTAACCTAGTCAATGCGTATTGCGCAGAAGACGCGGGAATACCTAAAACAGCTTATCACGTCCATGGCGATGACCTCATCGCCCTCGCTTCACCAGACGAGCTCGACCGTTACGAACGTAACCTCATGCACTTCGGTCTCGAAGCGAATGTGACTAAGTCCTTCAGGTCTCGCAAGTATGGTGTCTTCTGTGAACGCCATGTAGTATATGATGGCCGCATAGCAAAGATTCCAGCATGCGTACGGATTGCCGAAGCAACCGGTGCAAAAGCTAGATATTTGAAACGCGGTTCCTGCCAAGTTGATCATCTATCAACGATACAGGCTCATCCTATACTACAAAATAGCGCTCGCAGAGTCGCAAGGACTCTCGAAGTCAACCCGGCCCCCGGCCTCCTTAGTGAAGGAGGGGG